ATGACACCAACAGAGCGCAAAAAAAAGATTCTGATCCGTTCCATCGAGCGCGAGATCCCGCTGGCGGCGATCGCCCGCGCAGCGGGCACCTCACGGCAGCACGTCTACCTCGTCGCACGCGGCGACCGGGCCTCCCGCCGCGTGCGACGCCTCATCTGCGAGCGCCTCGGCTTTCGGCCCAAGGAACTCGGCTGGCCGCCGTTCGATGAGCAACGGGCGGCATAACGACGAAAGGAGCCATCATGACTCAGCATGATGGCCATTGCCTGCGCTGTCGGCAGTTGCGCCCCTTCGTCTCCGCTCCCCGTCCTGGGCACCGACTGGAGACCCCCCTGTGCGTCGTCGCCGACCGCGCCCTCCAGTTTGTGCACTGGGTTGCAGCAGGGAACGCAAGAGGACGACATCCGGCCAGTCCGGATGTGTATCAGGATTTTCTTCGGGCCACGGCAGGGAGACAGGGTTGACCCGGTAATACTCCCGCCGCATCACGTAGCGCACGCAGACGCGATCAATGATCTCAGGGGCCACGGCATCAATGAGCGTCACCATCTTCGGATCGTTCGTCTGGCAGATCAACCCGATCGCCAGGTCCACGGCCGGCGTGTGCTCGTCCACGTACCACACGGCCAGCCGGTCGCCGGCCTGTCGGTCGAATCGGCGGAGGCCACGCAGGAATCGGCGCTCGGGGATGAGTTGTTTCATCGCGCGCGCCGCCCGGTCTAGCGCAGGGAGCCTGTACGGGTTCGTCACGGGCTCCAGCCTACCCCAGTTGAAAGGCCCTTGCAATGCCTAAGCGGAAACCAAGAATTGCCCTCGACCAGATGGGCCTGTTCGACGTGATCCGCGAGGTCTCCGCCCAGCAGCAACTCACGCAGCCACAGCCCACCACCCCCGGCTCCCTCAATCTCGACGCGCAGGTCCGTGAGCTGATCAGCCAGGCGCTGAAACATACCCCGCTGAGCCGGTACGAGGTCGCGGCCAAGATGTCCGAATCCCTCGGCCGGGAAATCACGAAGGCCCAGTTAGACAGTTGGAGCGCGGAATCGAAGGAAACCCACCGCTTTCCGTTTGCCTACGCGAACGCGTTCATCGAGGCCACGGGGGACAAGGCCCTGCTGCGCTTGGTCTGTCGTGAGGCGAGCGGATTTTTCATCGACGGCCCGGATGCGTTGCGCCTGGAGCTCGGGCGGCTGACCGAACAGAAGGGGGAGCTCGTCCGGCGCGAGCGGCTGGTGCGCGAGATCCTGGAACAACTGGGGCACAGGGACAGCAGGACTAAGCATGGAGGAGGGAAGCGATGAGTCAGGCGGTGGTGAACGCGTTGCGGGTGCTGGAGGCGCTAGCGGAGGCGGGGCTGGAGGGGCTCACCCAGGCGGTGCTGGCCGCGCAAGTGCAGACCTCGGAGGCGACGGTGAGCCGCCTGGTGGACACCCTGGAGGCGGAGGGGGGCTACGTGGAGCGCACCGCGCGGGGCCTGCGCCTGGGCAAGAAGGTGGTCTGGCTCTGGAAGAGCTACCGCGTGATGCGGAAGGCCGACGGCGTGGCGGTCGAGCGGGATCTGCGCGAGACGGCGCTGGAGGAGGAGGTAGAGGGATGAGAAAGGAATGGAAGCAGGCAGTCGGGCAAGTTCGGTTGTTGCCCCATGCGCAACGGCTCTGGCTGACGGCGGGACGGGTGCTGGAGAACCTTGACCAGTTGCGCCGGAACGTCCGAGACCTTCTGACACTAACCGCCCGTGAATACCCCGAAGCCTGCGACGCCCTGGGCACGATCGAGCTGGACATCGAGATCATTATTTCAAAGAAGCTGAAGAAGGTCTTGCGCGAGCTTGGCCACCCCAATCCCGCCCTCGCTGTTTCCGATTATTCAGACCCAACCATTCAAGAAATCAATAGGTTGCGTCTGACACAATCAGACGCATGTTTCTGAAAATGAGGAGGCGATGATGGCGCGGAGCGACCGAGATGACCATTCAGCGGACCGAATCCAGGCGGTGCTGGCCAGTGAGCGCTCGGAGGCAACGGCCAAGCTCGCCCGGCTCACGCAACTGCTCTTGAAAACCGGGCGCCTCCAGTACGCGCGGGCGGCCCGCAACCTCCACGATGCAGCCCAACTCGCGTTGATCGAAGAGATCAAGGCCAGCGGCGCCTACAAAGAGAGCAGCGGTACCTGGGAACAGTTCTGCGACCGGTTCCTCGATGTCGGAGCCCGCCGGATCGATCAAGAGCTCAGCCTCTTTCGGCAGTACGGGAAAGAGCGCTTCCGCAAAGTAAAGGAACTCGGGCTGACCTATCGGGAAGTGGTCGCGCTTGCGAAGGGGATAGAGCTGAAGCTGGTGGATTGCGACGCCGACGCCCTCATGATCGATGGCAAGGCCGTCCCCCTGGATGATCGTTATCGAGACGAGATCCGTGATCACATCCGAATCCTACGCGCCCAACTGCAGGCGAAAGACCAAGAGCTCGCGGCGGGGCAACAGCAACGAGAAAAGTTGGTGATGGTCCACGAGAAGAACCAACAGACCCTCCAGGCCTCCCTCGCGCGGGCAGAGGCGGAGATCGAAAAATACAAGGGGGCGAAGGCCCCGGACGGCATCCAGTCCGAGCCGGAGCGGCAGCTCTGGGCCCAGCTCTCCACCTGGTGGTCGCAGTTCCAGGCCGCCCTGACCCTCTTCGCCCATCACCGGGACCAGGAGCAGGTCTCCGACGCGGCGCTGGCGGCCTTCCAGGGGTTGCTCACGACGATGCGGGATGAGCTGGCCGAGACCGTCCAGTCGATCGAGGCGGATCTGCAGCTCGCCCGGCCGACGTTGCGGCGGGTGCGGTAATGGCCACCGACCCGGACGTCCGGCGCGCGGTGGTCGAGAGCCTCGCCGGCCTCACCGGCCGGGCCCGGACGGAGACGGTGCAGCGCCTGGCGGCCTTCTACGCCGTGAGTCCGCAGACGATCAGCGCCTGGACGCGGCAGGCCGGCCAGCGGGTGCGCGCGGCACGCGCCGATCGGGGCCGCAGCCGCCTGTCGCCCGAGGACCTCACACGCGTGGCCGCCATGGTCGCCGCCACCCGTCGCTTGGACGGGGACATTATCCTGCCCGTCCGTGACGCCGTCGCCGTGCTCCAGGACACGGGGCTCTTCACCTCGCCCGTCTCCTCCTCGACGGTGTACCGCCAGCTCCGCGCCCAGGGCCTCTCCATGCAGCATCTGAAGCAGCCGACACCCTTCCGCTATCGGGCGTCCGCCCACCCGAACGCGGAGTGGCAGCTCGATGCCTCCAACTGTGTCCAGTACTTCCTCGACGCCCAGGGGCTCGGCGAGCGGGACATTGCCATGGAGCTGCACCGCAACCATCCGGCTGAGTTCCGGCAGATCCGGCGCGAGATGCTCCGGTACATCGTCGTGGATCACCACAGCGGCATGTACCTGATGCAGTACCGGTACGCGGCCGGCGAGACGGCCCAGGACACGCTGGACGTGCTGACCGCGCTCGGCCTGCAGGCGGAGGCGTCACTGTCGGAAACCGTCGCGACGGTCCACGCGCTGAAGCAGGGGCAGGTGTCCGCGGACACGATCACGGCCTTGCAGAGCGAAGTGAAGACGCTCAAGGCGCAACTGGCCGCCCGGCAGGGCGACGACCTGGTCGCGGCGGCCTTGAAGGCCGGCAAGATCACGCCGGCGCAGCACGACTGGGCGAAGGACTATGCCCAGCGGGATCCCGAGGGCTTCACGGTCTTCGTGGCCAAGGCGCCGGTCGTGGTCATCGAAGGCAAGGTGGTGGCGCCGCTGGCGGAGCGGACCGGCGATGGCCTGGACGAGACGCAGCGGACCATCAACGCGTCGCTGGGCATCACGGACGAGCAGTACCGGAGGCATCAGCCGACGCTCTAACGGCGGCCGGGTGCACGCAGACGTGCGCACGCGCCGCGTCACGCATCACGGATCACGTCAAGAGGAGGAGTTATGGCCGCATTGACATCAGATCGCAACACGCCTCGACGGGAAGGGCTGCTGCTCGAACTGCCGATCGAGGCCAACGTCAAAATCTTCGCAGGCGCCATCGTCGCGCGCAACGGCGATGGCCGGGCGGTCCCGGCCGCCGACACCGCCGGCCTGGTCGTCATCGGCCGCGCGGAATCCCTGGTCGATAACACGGGCGGGGCTGCCGAGGCCCTCCCGGTGCCGGTCAGTCGCGGGCTGTTCGCCTATGGCCATGCCGGCCTGACGCGGGCCGATCTCGGCAAACCGGTCTTCGTGGCCGACGATCAAACCGTCGCGCTGACCAGCGCCAACAGCGTGGCGGCGGGCATCCTCCTGGACGTCGACGAACAGGGGGCCTGGGTGGCGCTGGGCCTGTATGACCGGGCGGCCGCCGCCCAGGACAGCACCGCCGCGGCCGATGCCGCGGTGGCCGCCGGCGCGACCCCGACGAAGGCCGAGTTCGATGCGGTGGTGGCGCTGGCGAACGAACTCAAAGCGGATCTCAACGGGCTGTTGGCCAAACTGCGGGCGGCTCACTTGATCGCCACCTAGTCGCGGGATCAGCCGACCCCGTCGACGGGCACTGGCGTCAGCGCTCACACACGGACAAGGAGGAAGGACCGTGATCATCAATCAATCCAACATGCAAGCCCTCTTCAGGGGCTTCAAAGTCCTGTTCAACGAGGCCTTCCAGGCGGTGAAGCCCACCTGGAACCAGCTCGCGATGGAAGTGCCGTCGAACACCCGCGAGAACGCCTACCCCTTCCTCGCCGGGTTTCCCAAGATGCGGGAATGGGTGGGGGATCGCGTCATCAAAAATCTCAAGCAACACGACTACACCATCCGCAACAAGCCCTTCGAGGCCACGCTCGGCGTGGACCGGGACACCATCGAAGACGATACCTATGGGGTCTACAACCCGATCGTGCGGGAACTGGGACGCACCGCGGCCGTGCAGCCCGACGAACTGGTGTGGGGATTGCTCCCACAAGGATTCACCGTCCCCTGCTACGACGGAAAGGCCTTCTTCGCCACGAACCATCCGGTGGGGAATGGCACGGCGTCGAACCATGGCGGCGGCAGCGGCACGCCCTGGTACCTGTTCGATATGACGCGCGAGATCAAGCCGCTCATCTTCCAGAATCGGCGCAAGCCGGAGTTCGTGAGCCTGGACAAGCCCGACGACTACAATGTCGTCATGAAGAAGGAATTCATCTACGGCGTGGACTCACGCTGCAACGTGGGCTTCGCGCTCTGGCAACTCGCCTACGCCAGCAAGCAGGCGCTGAACGACGACAACTATGCCGCCGCGCGGGCGGCCATGATGGGCTTCAAGAACGACGACGGACAGCCCTTGGGCATCAAGCCCACGCTGATGGTGGTGGGGCCCTCGCAGGAAGGCGCGGCCCGCAAGGTGTTGCTCGCGGAGCGCAACGCGGCTGGGGAAACGAACGTCTGGCAGAACACGGCCGCCCTGCTGGTGGTGCCCTGGCTGACGTGATCTGGCGCGAGGGATGCCGGGCCATGGCGCGCCAAACCGACCAGCGGGCCATGCCCACGGATGCCGGAACCGGTTGCGGCCCGAGTGATCACAGGAGGGGCTCACGGTGTACGCGACGAAGGCGGACCTTGAAAAGCAGCTCTCGCCGAAGGAGCTGATCCAGCTCACCGACGACGACGAGGACGACGTCGCGGATGCGGGGGTGATCGAGGAGAACCTGGCCACCGCCCAGGCGGAGATCGACGGGTACCTGGCCACCCGCTACCCCGTGCCGTTGCCGGAGGTGCCGAAGTTGATCACCCGCCTGTGCGTGGACTTGACCCTGTGGCGGCTCTACGCGCGTCGGGACCTCATCACCGACGCGCGCAAAACGCAGCACGATGACGCGATCGCGCTGCTCAAGCGGTTGGCGGACGGCACGGTGACGTTGGGGGTGGCCCAGCCTCCGCCGGCGACGCCGCCGCCCTCGATCGTGAGCGGCGCGCGGATCTTCACGCGGGACTCCATGCAGGGATTCTGATGTCGGGCGAACTGTACGCCGTGTGGGAGGATGCCGAAGCCCGACGCTGGCTGAACCGGATTCAGCGGTGGACGCGGGATCTCACGCCGTTCATGCGCCAGATCGGCGAGCGGCTGATGGTCTCAACCTCTCGGCGGTTCGAGACGGGCCGGGATCCACGCGGCCGGGCGTGGCAGAAGGTCGGCGACTTCGCGCCCTCGAAGCGACGCGGTGGCACGCCGTTGTCCGGGCGGCATCTGGCCCAGCCGGGCCGCGGCTATGCCTATCAGGCCCAGCACGACCGGCTGTTGATGGGGACGCGCTTGCGGTATGGACTCATCCATCACTTCGGCACGGTCGGCGCCGGCGGCTCGATGCCGGACCTCGTGCCCAAGACGGCCAAGATGCTCACGATCCCCTATCCGGGCGTGACGCGGACGGCGCGGAGCTATTCGGATACGTTCATCCGGAAGGGCACCATCTTTCAGGCGGTGCGCCGACGGGGGAAGTGGAAGCCCAAGCCGCTCTTTCTGTTGCGCCCCTCCGTCGCCCTGCCGCCGCGCCCGTATTTCGGCGTCTCGGCCGAGGACTGGCAGTACATCCGGGACCTGTTCAAGCAGGCGGCGCTCAATGGGACATGACGCGGGGATGCGGCGACACGGGGACGGGGCGATACGGTGAAGCCGACACTGACGGAGATCGAGAATCTGCTCCTCGCGCGACTCAAGGACAAGCTGCCCGCCGGTGTGGCGATCGAGGCCTGGCCGGAGAAGGGACTGAAGCACTGGATCGAGAGCGGCGGCGCGAAGCGGGCCACAACGGTGCTGGTGCATTACGCCGGCTCGGAGTTCCACGAGCCGGAGACGCCGATCCATTCCCGCATCGTGCAAGCGCGGATCGTGACGTACCGGGTCTTTGTCGTGGCCCGCTCGCTCCGGGATCCCAGTGCGGCGGCCCGCGGGGCCTATGCCCTGCTGGACGACACGCGGTACTGGCTGACCGGCTTCGACATCGGGGGCCCGGGCCGACTCCGGCCGGCCGGGGAAGAGGTCGTGGAGCTGAGCGACACGCTGGCGATTTTCGCCGCCGATTTCGAAGGCGAGCTGCTGTGGATCGAGCCGAGCGAGGAAACCGGCCCGGCCTTTACGCAGGGGAATACGATCGATGCGGTGGGAGGACAGTCGGTGTAGTGACCGTGACGGGTGATGCGTGATGAGTGACGAATAACGGAGGTGCACATGCCAGCCAACTATCTGCATGGACTGGAGACGATCGAGATCTCGGCCGGCGTCCGGCCGATCCGCACGGTCAAGACGGCCGTCATCGGCCTGGTGGGCACGGCGCCGAAAGGGCCGATCCACACCCCGACGCTGATCCTCAGCGAGCAGCAGGCG